ACGAACAAAAAACACCGTATAACTATTACGGCCACTCGTTGGCGCCATCACACGTTATACACTTAAACGGTAAAATGGCACCGTCACTCATACGAGGTCAATTCGGCGGCTGGGGCGTCAGCGAACTAGAACGCTTAGTCAGACCTTATAACATGTTTTTAAAACACCAAGACGTCGTCTTCGAGTTACTCGACGAGTCGAAGGTTGACGTTATGAAAATCACAGGATTTAACTCGGCGATCGCGTCGCGCGACGGCGCGCAGTTAACGAGTCAACGTATTTCGGTAGCGACTAAAATTAAAAACTATCAAAACGCGCTCGTCCTCGACAAAGAAGACGACTACGAACAAAAACAATTAAACTTTGGCGGCCTCGCCGAGATTTTAAGAGAAATACGTATCGACCTTGCGTCCGAATGTCGCATGCCGATGACTAAACTTTTCGGCCTGTCGGCGTCGGGATTTAATAGCGGCGAAGACGACATCGAAAATTATAACGCGATGATAGAAAGCGAAATACGATCAAAAGTTAAACACGGATTAATTCTAATGCTTAAACTGTGTTGTCAGAAGGTCTTTGGTTACGTACCCGAGCACCTTAACTTTGAGTGGAAACCGTTGCGAATCATGACGAATAAAGAAGAGTCGGATCTTAAAACACAAGATTTAACGCGCTGTCTCGAAGCGTATCGCAGCGGTTTATTAAGTATTGATTCGGCTGTCGCGCAAATTAATTCACTTAAAATATTTCCGATCGATATTTCGGCGTACGACGCTCAATCGCTTGAAGAAATGTCGGATGAAGCAATTTTACCAAAATCAGTTTCGGGTGTTTAATGGCAAAAAAATATTTAAAACCTATTATTGTTCAATCATCGTGGAGCGTACAGGTTAAACAATTAATTTTTAAATTATTTAAAGAAATATTAATTCAACCGTTGTTAATTGAATACGAAAACGCAGATTTGAAATCAAATTCAAAAGATGATCCGATAATTAAAGCTATGAAATCAGGAAATTTATCGTATCAAAACGGTTTTTTTCGCGCCGTAAAATGGAACGCCTCGATCATCAAAGCCCTTAAAACGTTGGGGGCGCAATTCGTCGAAAAAGATAAATCTTATTTTTTAGCGTCGCCGCAACTACCAGAAAATTTACAAAAATTTATAAGATTACAAAATTTAAAATTAAGTAAATTATATACAAAAATGTTGATTAAAATTGATGGCATGAGCGATGAAATGACGAAACAAATTTCGTTGCATGATTTAAAACAATATGCCGATACGGCCGAAAATAAAACAAACAAAGAATTTAAAAAAACAGTCGCCGACAAAATAGCTGTAATTCCTACGTTGTCGGACGAGCAAAGAATTTTAATCGACGAAGGCTATTTTTCAACGATCGACAAACCAATAAAAATGACTTTAAAAAATTATTATTCTCAAAACATTGAAACAAGCATGAAATATTTTACAAACGAAGAAGTCACAAAACTTCGTAAAATGGTGGCCGATCAAATTTTTGAGGGTCGTCCGTGGTCGGAATTAATTTCAAAAATTAATGGCAGGTTGCACGTCGGTCGAAGTCGAGCTAAATTTATAGCATCACAAGAAACAAGTTTATTTGTATCAAACTTAAAAGAGATTCAATACAAAGCCGCTGGCATTAATTCATATCGTTGGTCAACCCTCGGCGATGAGAACGTTCGTGATAGTCATAAGATTTTAAACAAAAAAACGTTTTCATGGGACGACCCCCCGATTGTTGATCGACTTCACGGGCGACGCGCCCACCCGGGCGAAGATTTTAACTGTCGATGCGTGGCGATCCCAATATTTGAAGAAAAATGAGGTTTAAACGATGGCTGAAATGGTAACAGGAAAAACAATTAGAATGCCGTGTATGAGGCGGGGACTAGTTAGTTACCCGGACGAAACAATTTTAGTTTCTCAAGACGCTCTTGAACAACTTGCGACGACAGCGTTTGGTATCCCCGTAGTCGTCGAACACCCAGGGATTGCACTCGACAGTGAATCCATTAAAAATATTAAAATAGCGGGTCGAGTCGCTAAATTTGAATACGATTTAGCAACGGATCTGTGGTTTGCCGAATTTGTCGTCGATGACGAGGACGCTGTAAATTTATTAAAGAGTGGCTGGGGGGTATCAACCGCGTGGTACGGCGACGACTATACAAACGGCGGTACATATAATAACATAGCCTACGATCGTCAATTATTAAAAGGACGATATGAACATCTAGCGATTGTTCAGAATCCGCGTTATGAAATGGCCGTTGATCCAATATTTTTAAACAGTAAATCGAAGGTTACTGGACAAGCTACTAAAAACACGGATACTATAATTGTAAATTCTAAAGGCACAACCGTTGGGGGCATTAAAATGTTCGCAAAAATTTTTCGCACAGTTCGTGAAGAAATCAAAGCAAATGATAACGAAGAACTAGTTCTTGAACTAGAACATGGACAAGTACCGCTTTCAAAAGTTGTTGAAGAACTTAAAAGTTACAAAGCTAAAGAAGCCGAAGCGACCGAAGGACCAGCTCATCGCGTTTTAAACGAAGACGACGAAGTCGAAGTTGACGGCAAAAAAATGAAGGTCGGCGCGTTGATTAAAGAACACGCAGCCCTCAAAGCAAAACATGAAGCATCAAAAGATAAAATGCACGAGGCCGAAGATCGTAAAGATCACGAAGACGAGGCCGAAGACGAAGATCGTAAAGATCACGAAGACGAAGATAAAAAACACGAGGCCGAAGATCGTAAAGATCACGAAGACGAGGCGATGTGCGCAGAAGACGAAGGTGAAAGCGAAGGAAAAAAAGTTAAAAAAGCTGAAAATTCTCGCTTTAAATCGTTGAAAAAAGCCTACGAAAATGGATCTGGAATTAAAATTGAAAATAATTTCATGAGTACAAAAGAACGTTTAGATCTCGGACGCTCTCGTTACGGCACAACTAAAAAATAATAAAGGGGTAAATGAATATGGCTATTTTGTCGCAAAATCAATTTACGATCACCACCTTGAAGGGAACGCTCGACAGCGGCTCTTCAATTACCTGCCAATACTACTCGGTGGATCCTGCCGTTTTGATCGAGGCCGGTGAATTTGTCGTCCTTGCCGACGTAACAGCGGCAACAGCTCCAGCTGTTTCTGTCGTAGAAAAAGGAATGGCTAAATCAGACAAATATTTGGGCATGGTGTTAACAAACCCATTGAAACAATATTGGGCATCCGGCGAAAAACTTGAAGTCGCAATCCTAGGAACAATCGCAATGGTTGAAACCAGCGCAGCCGTCGCGGCTGGCGCATCTCTTGCGTATGATCCAGCGACTAAACAAGTTGCCGCTGCCGGAGGCGGCGAAAGCGTCGTAGGTCTAGCGATGGAAAAAGCACCCGCGTCAGGAACGTTGATCCGCGCTTTAATTCAAACAATTTTTGCTTAAGAGAAAGGGATACACGTGAAAAATCCATTTCAGTTTTATGATCCAAATAAAGGCAAGATTATGGAAAATAGTCTTGGTTACCAACAATTGATCGATACTTTGACGGCTGTGGGCAGAAAAGTGTCGGTTCAAAAATTCTATGAAATTCCTTTTGCCGACTACGTTCCCGTTGTCATGGGCAACGGCGCGTATCAACGTCACATCATCAACTGGCGTTCTTATCTTAAAGGCGAAGGTTTTGAAACGGGCGTTATCAGTAACGCGTCGAACAATTCTCGACTTGCTCACGTTGACGCGGCCTACGATCAAATTCCTCAAACGATCTATTCGTGGGCGAAAGGAATGGCGTACAACATTTTCGAACTCGAAGAAGCTATGCGCGCAAACACCTTGTTCTCGTTGATCGAGGCTCGCGAAACAGCGCGTCGCAAGCAATGGGATCTCGGTATTCAATCGATCGCGTTCCTTGGTTACGAAGACAGTAAAGGTCTATTAAACCAAATCGAAGCAACCGTTAACTTGACAGAAATCACCAAACCGATTTCGTCGATGACGGCTGACGAATTTAACGCCT